CAGGAAGTCACTCATGCTTCCTCCAGCAGTTTGAGTTGGCGACGGGCCGCATCGCGCTTGAGTAGATGCCGCTCGCGTTGTGCGTCGGCGAGTTGCAGCTGCGCACGCAGCTTATCGATCTCGGCGTCCAGTAATTTGATCAGCTGGTTGCTGTTGTCGATCTCGACCAGGATGGTGTACTTCTCGTTGCTCATGCTTTCCTCTCGACGTGATAGACCTTGCAGTTGATGCTCCCGACGCGGCTGCGGATGACGCCATGCCGCTCCGGGTGAAACCAGGTATAGGTGCGGGGGGCGACCTTGGTGCAGCGCTCGTAGAACGAACCGAAGCGCCGCACCTGGCCGATGAAGTCGAAGCTATCGCCGACCTGCAGATCGCGGAACAGGGTCTGGCTCATAGCTTTGCTCTGCGATGGGCGATGACCCCCCCGCCATACTCCACGTCCTCCCAATGGGTATGGCTTGCTTCCTGCAAAATGGCATCGAGTGCGGCGCGGACGCAAATGGCGTTGTGCGAGGCGGTGCTGTTGTACGACAGCGCGGCATCCCCCAGCAGGGCGAGAGGGTGGTTGGGATCGAGGGCGAACAGTCTTTGGACTTCGGCTGCAAGAGTGGCGTGAGTCAGTTTCATTTCATTGCTCCTTGAGAATTGAGGCGAGTTCGAGCAGGCGGACCAGGGTGCGGCCCCATTCGGCGGCTTGCTCATGCTTGCCGCACAGCTTGTAGGCGATCGCTTTGGCGAGGGCCTGGGCTACTTTGCTACGGTCGATCATTTCGTTTCTCCTTCGTGGTGCGTTGGTATGTGTGTAGTATCGGTGTATGTCCCCTCCCTGTCTACTGGTCATTAGCTATATTCATATACACATTTCTACACTCAGTGGAATATCGCAGGCGTGTGAGGAAACTCCCGCGGCATTTCCTCACAACCCCTTGCAGCACCAGCCCGAGTGGAGTACAACCCTGGAAACCACTAGGTATGGTGATCGTGATCACGTCACCCTCGAAACCGCTTGACATCGCCTACGAACTCGACGACCCCGATGAGGTGCATATCGTCCCGCTCCAGGGCCGCGAGCATGAGCTCAACCCAGCCTGCTGGTGCCACCCGGATCCAGATCACGAATGCCCACAGCTCTACGTCCACAACCTCGAGCAGTAACGTGAATGTATTCAACAGCTTGCATCCCAGTCGACATGCTGCTCTGGATCACCGCGGAACAGGAGCAACTCGAGCGTGAGCGCGGAGCGGGTCGGCCTGAAGAAACACGCCATGAGCAGGGCGGGCAACCCAGCAGTGGAAGCCACCCAGTGGAAACCGGGCCAGTCGGGCAACCCAGCCGGCAGACCGATCGGTGCGCGCCAGCACATAGAGACGGACTTCCTGAACGATGCGCTAGCGGACTGGCGCAAGGCGGGCGCGAAGAGCTTCCGCAAGCTAGCCGAGAAGGATCCGCACGCGTACCTACGACTGATCGCCGAAGTCGGCAACGTGATAGCAAGGGGCGCTACCAGTGAGCCCGCTAGCAACCACCCTGGAGCAGTATTCGACGCTGCAGCGTTCCTTGCTGGCGCTATCCTCGGCCGAGCAGGCCCAGGCCATCAGGTATCTGTGTCTGCACGACCTGTACTACCTGCTACGGTACGCGCTGAACCGACCGGATGCGGAGCATCAGTGGATCCTGGACAGATGTCGGGAAGTGCAGGCGGATCCGAACGATCGCCTGGACCTGTGGAGCAGAGGCCACTACAAGAGCTCGATCATCACCCTGGCGCTGACCATCCAGGACATCCTGAACGATCCTGAGCTAACGGTCGGGCTGTTCTCGCATACGCGCCCGATCGCCAAGGGTTTCTTGCGCCAGATCAAGCGCGAGCTCGAGACCAACGCCTGCCTGCGCGGTCTGTTCCCGGACATCATCTGGGCCGACCCCGCGCGCCAGGCGCCGAAGTGGAGCGAGGACGATGGGCTAGTGCTCAGGCGCCGCGGCAACCCGAAGGAGAGCACGCTCGAGGCGCACGGCCTGGTCGACGGCCAGCCGACCGGCAAACACTACTCCATCATGGTCTACGACGACGTCGTGACCCAGAGCTCGGTCACCTCGCCGGAGATGATGCAGAAAACGACCGAGATGCTCGAGCTGTCGTACAACCTGGGCACCGAGCACGGTCGCCGGCGGTTCGTGGGCACCAGGTACCACGCCGCGGACAGTTACCAGACCATCCTGCAGCGCGGCACCGCCACCCAGCGCGTGCGGCTGGCCACCGACGACGGCACCCTGGACGGCGTGCCGGCGATCTGGACCGTGGAGCAGCTCAAGGAGAAGCGCAAAGACCTGGGCCCGTACACCTTCGCTTGCCAAATTATGCAGGACCCGCTCCACGACGCGACGCAGTCATTCCGCCGCGAGTGGCTCAAGCACTTCGAGAACCGCTCGGGCGAGGGGATGAACAAGTACCTACTCTGCGACGCGGCGAACAGCAAGCGCCGGAGCTCTGACTACACCAGCATCTGGGTCATCGGGCTGGCCGCCGATCGCAACTACTACGCGCTGGACATCATTAGGGACAGGTTGAACCTGACCGAGCGCGCCGCGGCGATCATGCGCCTGCACCGCAAGTGGCGCCCAATGGAGGTCCGCTACGAGTCGTACGGGCTGATGGCCGACATCGCCCATATCAAGGCCTGCCAGGAGGCGGAGAATTACCGGTTCGATATCACCCCGGTGGCCGGCCGGGCGCCGAAGAACGATCGCGTGCGCCGGCTGCTGCCGCTGTTCGAGCAGGGCCGCTTCTACCTGCCGATCACCCATAACTACGGCGACTACGAGCACGTCGTGCGCGACCTGGTGCAGGACTTCATCGAGCAGGAGTACGCGAGCTTTCCTGTCGGCCTGCACGACGACATGATGGACGCGCTGTCGCGCATCGCCGAGCCCGAACTCGAGTTGGTATGGCCGCGCGAGTCGAGCTCGACCAAGCCTGACCGCTACAAGCGGGTGGCCGAGACCAGCGCGTGGGCGGCATGAGGACCGTGCGCCGGACGCTGACGATCGTGGTCCGCCAGGACGTGGAGGAGGGTGTGCTGTTCGACGCTGCCTACCTGCCTGCGCTGGTGGAGTATGAGGCCGCGGTGAGGGCCGGGAAGTTGGGCCATAGCACCCCTGAGTTTTTCGAGGCCAGCAACGGGGTGCGCTTTGAGATGGCGCACCGCACGGGGCTGGGTGAGCTTGACTCGGTGCGTGAGCTTGGGTTGCAGACGCGCACGGTGAACTGCCTGGTGTCCGAGGGGATCACGACGGTTGCCGCCCTGGTGACGTGGACTGAGCGCAGGTTGCTGCTGACCCCCAACCTGGGGCGCAAGGCGCTGAACGAGATCAAAGACGCGCTGCAAGCCGAGGGCCTGGTGCTGGCGAAGGAACCGGTGGCCCCGGAGGTGCCGCTGTGCGCGGTGTGCCGGATGCGGCACTGGCCGGGGGCAGGGCACCGCTATACCGACGAGGAGTCGCGGCGGCTGACGCTGCTGGCGACCGATCCTGGAATGGTGGCCGAGCTGCTCGCGCGGGTGATCGAACTGGAGAAGCGGGTGCAGCAGATGGCCGCGGCGACGGTGGGGATGGTATGAAAGCCCCGGTCTGCAAGCTCTGCCACGTCGAGCATTGGGGCTATCAGCCGCACCGCTGGGCGCAGAAGCAGGTCGAGATGGTGAAGGGCAAGCCGGTGGAGATCAAGGCGCGGGTGCGTAGTGGCGAGACCTTGCGGAAGATGGAGAAGGCATGACAGCAAAGCGGACAGAGGTGGAAGAACAACCGGTGGGTCCTGGGCTGCGGGAGTTGGAGCAGCAGATGGTGGTGATGAAGTCGGTGCAGGTCGAGCATGACTCTCGGCTATCGCGCATCTGGCACGACGTGGACGCGCTGCGGCAGCGGTTCGATGCCTTCGCGGCGAAGGTGGAGAAATGACGATAGACAACCGGGACGAGGTCGAGGCGCAGGGGCGCGACGCGGCGCTGCTGCGGACGGTGCAGAGGATAGATGCCATGCAGCGCAACCTCGATGCGCTGGGGGTGAAGCTGGAGCATATCCGCACCGACACTGACGTGGCGCTGGCGAAGATCACGGTGCTGGAGCAGGCGGTGGCGGAGGCGTGGAAGAAGTGAACGTGGGCGACCCGTTGCAATTCTTCCACCGGAGTAACGGCCAGCCGGTGTACGACTCGCTGGGTGAGTCGATCCGGGTGCCGGCGGAGGGGACGCCGATGGCGGCGACGGTGACGGCGGTAGTGAACATGGACACGGTGCACCTGACGGCCACTGACCTGGACGGCAAGGTGTTCAGCGAGGAGTATGTGTACATCCTCAATGCAGACGATAGCCAGCCGCGTGGTGGGCGGTATGCGCTGCGGATGGACGATGCGGTGTTGAAGCACAGACGGGCAACCAGGTACGGGAGATGACGATGGCGACCAAGCGGGAAGTGATCCAGGACGAGCAGGACGCTGAGAAGCGGTACGCGAAGGACGAGGCGGGTGGCGGGGTCGAGGACCAGATGCAGGACTCGAAACGGTATCGCTACCTGCGCGACCAGGTCAGGAACGGCGACGGGTCGATCAACGAGCAACTCTATGTCCGCTGCGACACCAGTCGCGACGGCCGCTGGTCGCTGGATGGCGAGGACCTGGACAGCGCGCTGGACCTGTTGCTGATCAACCGCGCCGAGGCGGAGAAGGCGGCGGCGAAGGCGGCGAAGGAAGAGAAGGCGAAAGCGAAGGGGCGATGATGGGCGAGGCGCGCAACCGGTTCAATGGTGAGGCCAGCCTGATCGATACCAGCGTCAGCGATCGCGCGATCCGCAGGGCCAAGCGCGAATTCTGCTCGCAGCTGGCGGAAAGGCTATTGGTGGCCTCGTCGCAGAACGCCGAGATGCCGATCGAGGTGCTGCTCGAGCGTGCCTGGAAGCTGGCCGAGCTGCACTACGAGGAGATGCTGCGCCGGCTGGCGCTGCGCGAGGAGGTGAGCCTGACCGAGCGCATGGCGGCCGACCAGACGGTGTCCGAGATGAGCCGAGCGGAGATAGCGCGAGGTAACTGACATGTATTCAGAGCAGCCCACCGACCCGGTCGACAACAGCGACGAAGAGCTGGTCGACGACATTCTCGAGAAGCGCAAGCGCTCGGAGACGCACCTTGCCGAGTGGCGCAAGAAGGCTGAGATCTGGTACGACATGGTGGCCGGCAAGCAGTGGACGGCCGAGGACGAGGCGGCGCACAAAGACATGCGCAAGCCGTGCGTGAGCTTCAACAGAATTGCGGTGATGGTCAACGCCATCTGCGGATCCGAGAGCAACAACCGCCAGGAAGTGCAGTACAAGCCGCGGACGATCGATGACAGTGGGGTCAACGACCTGCTGACTGAGGGCGCCAAGTGGGCCAGGGACCAATGCGACGCGGAAGACGAGGAAAGCGACGCCTTCCGCGACACCGTGATCTGCGGTTACGGCTGGACCGAAACCAAGATGGACTACGAGTGCAACCCGGAGGGCATGGTTGAGGTGCCGCGCCGGGATCCGTTCGCGTTCCACTACGATCCGGCCGCGGTCAAGCGCAACTTGAGCGATATGCAGTGGGTGCAGTGCGACGACTGGCTCGACGATGAGACCATTCTCAGCCGTTGGCCGGAGG